ATTTTATTAATTGTATCTTGCAAACCGTTACAAAATGCAACGGTTACAAAAGAGATTATTCGAATTGATACGGTACGTGATTACAAAGTAATTACAAAATTTAACGCAGTACATGACACGCTAACCATTGAGAATCCGTGCGATTCTTCTGGCATTTTAACGAACTTTTATAGTCGAATTAGAATACCACAAGGTAAGGTAGTAGTTCGTTCCGTACAGGGCAATATTCAGGCCACAGTTGGCATTGATTCTATTGAGTCTGTATATGAAACTAAGTATCGGTCATTGATCAGAAAAAATGCGAAAAACAAGCAAATATTCGTCGAAAAAAATGTGATTCCTAAATGGGTCATTTGGTTTATGGCTATTAGTGGTGTTTTGTCTTTTTTATATATTAGAGAGAAAGTTAGTATTTTTGTAAAATAACTAGAAAAAGATAATAGATGGCACGTATAAGTACATACAGTTTAGATACCAATGTAACAGGTTTAGACAGGTGGATTGGAACAGATTGGGAAAACGACAAAATAACCAAAAACTTTACAGCAGATGCTGTTGCTACTTATTTAAACAATGTATCTTTAATTGATACTGGTCAATTTTCTTGGAATTATACTCCATATTCTAGCACACAAATACAATCTTCTAAAACATTTGCGAAGGTTGGATATGGCGCAAACACAATTAATATTAATAATTTAGGTGGTACAATTAGTGTATCTTATCTAACATTAGCAGGAACTGTACCTGGTACTTATATCCAACAACAGTGGGTTAATAAAATTATATTAGTTCATAGTCCTGGACAGCCAAGCATCTATGCTCTTTATCGTGTTGACAGTGTTACTCAAGATGGCAATTATTATTTATTGAATTTGTATTTAATACAAGGAGTATCTGCCAATATTAATGCAAATGCGCCATTGAGTTTTGGTTTATTCTCAGGAGTTTCTGGTTCATCAGGTTCTAGTGGAACATCCGGTTCTAGTGGAACATCCGGTACTTCTGGTACATCTGGAACTACTGGAACTAGTGGAACAACAGGTACAAGTGGAACTAGTGGAACTAGCGGAACAACAGGTACCTCAGGTACTTCTGCGACTTCAGGTACTTCTGCGACTTCTGGAACTTCAGGTTCTAGTGGAACTTCAGGTACTTCTGGAACCAATGGAACAGGTGGTACATCTGGTACTACTGGAACATCAGGAACATCAGGTACATCAGGAACTACGGGTACTTCAGGTACTTCAGGTTTTACAGGTGATAAATACTATACTACTTCTACTTCAACATTTACACTTGGTAATGCAGGAACAATAACTGTTGGGTTAGGTTTGTCTTACACTCCAGCTCAATCTATTATTGTTGTTTATAATGCAAATAACTTCCAAGAATGTGAGGTTCTTTCTTATAATGGAGCAAATGGTCTATTGCAATTTTCAGCACCTACACGAACTGTCGGTTCAGGAACTTATGCTCAATGGCTAATTAACCTTGACGGAGCCAGCGGTGGTGACGGATCTTCAGGTACCTCAGGTACTTCAGGTACATCGTCAACTTCAGGTACTTCTGGTACATCTGCTACATCAGGTAGTTCAGGTACTTCAGGAACATCAGGTATTGACGGAACTTTTGGAACATCAGGTACTTCTGGTACAACAGGTACATCTGGTACAACAGGTACTTCGGGTACTAGCGGTACATCTGCGACAGCAGGTACTAGTGGAACATCAGGTACAACAGGAACATCAGGCACAACAGGTACTAGTGGATCTTCTGGCACTTCAGGAACTAGTGGTACATCTGCAATAGATGGAACTAGTGGTAGTAGTGGTACATCTGGAATTGAAGGAACATCAGGAACTTCTGGAACTACAGGAACATCGGGAACTTCTGGATCAGCTGGAACATCAGGACGTAATGGTATTGATGGTTCATCAGGAGCTGCGGTATCTAACTGGTATGCATCATTCTCTAGTTCTCAAACTCAATTAGTTGCTGGAGCAGGCATACCAACGCCTATAACATATAATACTGTCGAAATATCTAATGGTATTACAGCAAGTGGATCACAAATACAAGTTCAGCATTCAGGTGTTTATGAGATAGGATATTCATTGCAAATAGAAAAAACGCAAGGAACTAACGCTGAAGTTGATATTTGGTTAAGAAGAAATGGTTTAGATATATTAAGAACAGATTCTATTTTAGGTATTGTTTCTAACTCATCAACATCATTGCCTTACGTATCTGTAATAGTTGATTTGCAAGCAAATGAATATTTAGAAATTCTTTTTTATTCAGATAGCGAGCATGTTCAAATAACAGCTGTTCCTGCGCAGACTACACCTGTTGCTATACCTGCTGCACCTTCTATTATTACAAACATTAAGCAAGTCGGTGTATCAGTATCTTCTACATCAGGTACTAGTGGTACTTCTGGAACTAGTGGTACTTCAGCAACATCAGGTACTAGTGGTACTTCTGCTACATCTGGTACTAGCGGTACATCAGGAACTACTGGTACCTCTGGTACTTCAGGATTGGCTGGTGACAGATATGCGACAACATCAACCACATCATTTACTTTAGGTAATGCAGGTTCAATTACCGTAGGTGTAGGTTTGTCTTACACTCCAGCTCAATCTATTATTGTTACCTATGATACTAGTAACTTCCAAGAATGTGAGGTTATTTCATATGAATCTGGAACTGGATCTTTGCTTTTTTCTGCACCAACTAGAACAGTAGGTTCAGGAACATATACTATTTGGACTGTTAACCTTGATGGTGCTAGTGGTGGCGATGGATCTTCAGGTACCTCAGGTACTTCTGGTACATCAGCAACATCTGGTACATCTGGTACAACAGGAACATCAGGAAGTAGTGGTAGTAGTGGTACATCTGCATCAGCAGGTACTAGTGGTACTTCAGGTACTTCAGGAAGTTTTAACGCAAATACTACTGCTGGTAGTGCTGTATCATTAACTAGTGCGAATTTTATTACACAACGTGGTACTACTGGTTCTTGGAATGGAGACTTTCAAGCAACTCCTGCTGGAACAACAGCTTATTTTGGAGATGTAGGAGCAAATCAAGTAAACGGTCCTGGGGGTAGCTGGTGGTTTGAACAAACTTATAGACATACAAACTCAAGTAATTTTTGGGGTACACAAATAGCTTGGGGTTGGGAAGACAATGCTAATAGACTTGCTACAAGAAATATAACAGCAGGTACTTACGGAGGATGGGTTTACTATCTAAATAGTGCACGTGGTGGAACTGTGGGAGGTGCTCTTACTGTTAATGGTGACATAACTGTTGGATCAGGTGGATCAAGTAATATATACATGGTCGATACTGATGAGGGACAACGTCAAATACATTGTAACTCTAACCGTATTGGTTTCCTTACACAAGGAGGAGGATGGGGTTCATATTGTAATGATGATGGTAGCTGGGTTTCAGTTGGTGATGTTACAGCATTCTCTGATGCACGTATTAAAGAAAATGTAGTTACGGTTGACAATGCACTTGAAAAAGTATTATCATTGCGTGGTGTTTATTACAATCGTATAGACACAAATGATAAGAGTAAGAAACTTGGAGTGATAGCTCAAGAGGTACAAAAAATTGTTCCTGAAATTGTACACGAAGAAGCAGATGGTATGCTAGGTGTTTCTTATGGAAATATGGGAGGTTTATTCATTGAAGCGTTTAAACAATTAAATGCTAAAGTTGAAAGCCAAGCAAATGAAATTGCAGAATTAAAAGCATTAGTAAATAACTTATTAAATAAATAATTATGCCATTACCTGTATCAGGACCATTAAGTATTGGTCAAATTCGTGCAGAAATAGGTACATCTAGCGGTTCTTTACGTACACTAAGTGCTTTAGCTGGTAAATCGCCACCAGATTCTATATCTGAATTTTACGGATATTCATCTTGGAGTGCTAGTGGAGGAAATTATACTGTTGATTATGCAGGATATAGAGTACACGTATTTACAAGTTCTGGTACTCTTACAGTTTCAGGAAGTAAAACTTGCGAGTTTCTAATGGTCGCTGGTGGTGGTGCTGCCTGGTATAGAGGTGAATCTGGTAACGGAACTTTCGATGGATCCGGTGGTGGAGGTGCAGGAGGTTGGGTTAACACATCTGTTAACGTAGGTAGTAGTGTAACTGTTGTTATTGGAGGTGGTGGTCTTGGTATTAACCAAGGAACACAAAGTCCATCAAATACACAAGGATCAAATACGACTGTTTCTGGAGGAGCAAATTTAACAGCTATTGGAGGTGGTAGAGGAGGTAGATTTAATTCAGGTGATCCAAATGGTAGTGGCCCAGGAAATGGTGGTTGCGGTGGTGGTAGAGGCCGAGGTGGCTACGGTGGTGTTGGTGGAGCAGGTTCACAAGGTGGAAACGGAGGTTGGAGAACTGGTTGGACAAATGGTAATGGACCTGGTGGTGGTGGTGGAACATACCAACCAGGAGGTAATGGAAGTGGAGGAAATCGTGGAGGAGGAGGAGGCTCTGGAAATTATACTGCTTGGTTAGGATATGGACAACTTATAGGTGGTGGTGGAGGAGGTAGTTCTTATATCGGACAACCTGGTGGTGCCGGTGGTGGCGGTGGTGGAGGTGCAGGTAAATCATACCCTCCTCAAGGATCATCTGAAGTTGGAGATAATGGAGCAGGAAACACAGGTGGAGGTGGAGGTGCTGAAGGTGGTTCAGGAGGTTCAGGAATAGTTTATATTAGATATACATTATAATTAAGTATGGCACATTTTGCAGAAATAGATGAAAATAATATTGTGCTTAGAGTTATTGTTGCAGAACAAGATTTTATTGATTCTGGCGCAGTAGGAGATCCATCAAAGTGGATTCAAACTTCATATAATACAAAAGCTGGAGTTCATACATTAGGAGGAACTCCTTTTAGAAAAAACTATGCATCACCAGGAATGATATGGGATCCTGTAAGAGATGCATTTTATTCACAACAACCCACACCAAGATTTACATTTAACGAAGAAAGTTGTGTGTGGGAATTTCCACCTAAGCCAGTAAATGATAATAGGAGATTTACATATAATTTTGAAGCAGATAAATGGGAGTTATTAGTTAATCCAAGACCTTACGACTCATGGACCTGGGATGAAGATACGTATTTGTGGAATCCACCTGTCCCTTATCCTGAAGAACTAAGTAGTACGGAAGAACCTCGTTATATCTGGGATGAAGAAAATTTGAATTGGGTATTAAAGTAAATTCTATTTACATTTGTTATTATATAATTTAATATATGACAAATAAAATTTTTTATAATTCATCTTTACCTAGGTCAGGTTCTACATTATTACAAAACTTATTAGCACAAAATCCTGATTTTTATACAAGTCCGACTTCTGGATTGTTTGATATAATTACAAGTATAAGAAACACATATACTCATACAGTAGAATTTCTTGCTCAAGATCAATCTATTACAATTAATGGATACAGGAGTTTAATAAATGGAGCAATGTATGGATATTACAATGGGATGACTGACAGACCTTATTCTATTGATAAAAATAGGGCTTGGATTGGAGAGTATAAGTTTATAGATGCATATGATAAAAATCCTAAAATCATATGTATGATAAGAGACTTACGTAGTATATATTCTTCTATAGAAAAGAAATACAGAAAAAATCCATTATTAGATCACCAGATTACTGATTGGAAAGAGTTACGAGGAGTAACTACATATAAAAGAGTTGTTGAACTTTCTACATCAAGATTGGTATCTACATCAACAGAATCTATATTTCAGTCAATATTAGAAGGATATGATAATAAAATTTTATTTATAAAGTATGAGGATTTCTGTGTTGATCCTATTACAGATTTAAAAAGGATATACAAGTATTTAGACTTACCTTACTTTGAGCATGATGTTAGTAATGTTGTACAGATTACAAATGAAAATGATCAATTATATGGGTCTTTTGGAGATCATAATATTAGGCCAACTATAGCACCAATAGAAGAAGATTATAAATACATCCTTGGATATAATGTTTGTAAATTTATTACAGATACATATGATTGGTATTATCATCACTTTGATTATAAAATAAATTAAAATGATTATTGTACTTTTTGGACAACCAGGATCTGGTAAAACAACTCTTGCTAAAGAATTATTAAAGCATAAAGATTATCATCATATTGATGGAGATGATCTTCGAGAGATATTTAATAATAAAGATTATAGTAGAAAAGGTAGAATAAAAAATCTTAATAGAGCTAGTGATATAGCCCAGTATCTTAGTAGAGAAAAGCCTGTTATATTGTCTTTAATTTACCCTTATCAAGAAGCTAGAGATTATTTAAACTCATTGAACAGCAATGTAAAATGGTGTTGGTTAAAAACAGATGAGCAAAGAAAAGAGGCACAACTACAGGTTAAAGATTTCGAGAATCCCATAAAATCTATAAACTCTATAGAGATTAATACTAATGAACCAATCCGTTCTTGTTTATTGCATCTATTACTTTTTCTGCCGTAATTGATGTCTGACATTCAAATTGTTTAGGAGTGTTTTTATTTACAGGACACCAATCCCAATCTCCTTTATCAAATTTGTATTCAGGATTATTCCAGCATCCATGACAAACATTTTTATTTGTAATACGGATACATTCAAATTCATGATCATCTTTAGTGAAATTGCTTATCATTACTACTTGCTTATTTAAAGCCCAAGCAAGCCAACTTAGACCACTAGATAATCCAATAAAAAATTCGCTATTATAAATAACGCTCATTGTATTTTCAATACTTGTATTGTCAATCTTTTCGCAATTTTCAAATGGATTATCTTCTTTGCTTACATTTATTACTCTATAATTCCTATAGGATAAATAATTTATTAATTCTTGCCATGCTTCTCTAGTCCAAAATTTACATCCTGCTGTTGAGTTCGTAGCAATCGTAACATACTTACCATATGTATTTTTGCGTTTTTTGAATTTAATTATTGGTTTAATTTCTTTGTAATCAAGACCCAATATATTGGTTGCATTTTCTTGCAATCTTACAGTATTAGGCATTTTAGGTTCTTTGTTAGAATCGTAGAACCATCCTAGATTATATTGGCCATATATACCATTTACTACAGTTCCAGGTTCAATAAGCTCAAGTTCAGGGTAATTAAATAACTTGTTCCAAAATGTAGAGACAATCACATGGCAGTTATGTTTCTTTTTAAACTCAAGCACGTATGGCATCCAAGCAATAGTGTCTCCAAGTGATGACGATTCAAATGATATTAGTACACGCTTTCCTTCGTACGACAGCTCGTTCTCATAAACTAACACGTTGTCCTCAAATATCTTTGTTCTCCACTTGGTGTAGTACTTTCTATTTAATCTAACCCAAGAGTTTGACTTGATAGTATTCTCATATTGCACCTTGTCATACTCGTCTATAAATTGCACCTTAAACTCAGACTCAACTGGTGATTTTAATTCTAAGAATGGACCATCAATAAAGTTTTGTATTAATGTCACATCTTGGTCCTCCTTCTTATTATTCAATGTATGTTTATAGAAGCCTAAGTATTCAATACCAAATATTTCTGTTGTCTCATATTTTGGCTTCTCGTAGTTTGCCTTAATTGTTCTAAGGTCAGTATCAATAGGCTGTATATACTTATCGTATATACCACAGTATTGTGGCAAGTTGTGAGCAATGATTGGTAAGCCATAACCAATCGCTTCTCTTAGTACAAGTGGATTGCATTCCCACGTAGAGTTGAACATAAATATGTCAGCACCAAACATAAATTCTGAGACATCCTCTCGCTCTCCATGCACAATGACATTCTTTGGTAAGTCTTGCATCAATGGCTCCCAATAGTCTTTAAAGTTACCTGCTTGGTTGCCAACAAAGTGGAATCTAAACTCAGGGTACTTTCTTGCTATCTCAATACCTTCTGCTTGATTCTTGCCTGGTGTCCATAGCCCAACATTTAATACGTCTTTACCAGTTGGCAGAATAGTTCTTTCTTTATGGTCAATTGGATAATTAATTACTTGTTTGTACGATGGCAAACTCTCAAAAGTCTTGTAATGATATGGCGTGCAGAATGCATACGAGTCAGGATGGAACAAAGTTTCTTTTATAGGATCAAAAGCCACGTCATGACAAGTCTCTACAATCTTGTATTCACGTTTTGGGTTAAATAATTTACTCATCACCGAATGATCAAACCGCTCAGACGGCTCGTGAATGTGAATCACATCCGGCTTAAATTTATTAATTACATTAAACAACTCCATTTTATCTTCATACAGAGTTGTAAATTTTTCTCCAACAATATCTTTTATTTTATTACGCTGAACGACATAGTCTAAACTGTAACATTGATATTCAACAACATATGGTATAATCTTTCCATCTAAAGCTTCTAATGTTTTAAGTACAAATGCAGGCATCCCACCCGTTGAAAGGTGTGGTACTAAATACATTACTTTAATTGGATTAATCATATCTATCATTTTATTGTATTTCTTTTCTCCGTGGTAGAATAGTAGTCGTTCCTTGTATGCAGGTATCCGAACCCAACTAGCCATCATGTAGTCTGACCCTGTGAATATGTCCATGCTGTTTACTCTGTCTACCATGTCCTTCTTACCATTCACATAGATATATGGCAACCCATCATGAAAGTTATACTTCCAAAGTAATACGTTTAATATTGTCTCCTCATTATACGCAGCATAGTAGTCGTTGTTTTCAAGTATCTGTGGATGCGTACACATGTCGTACCACTCTTTAAGAAAGTCTATGCAGTTTCTATTTGCAACAAAGTATCCTGTTTGTCTGTATCGTTCTCGAACGTATTGATTGACACCAAATAACTCGCATGCAGGATGCTCAAGTGTTGTACTCAGGTCATCTTTACTTTCAGCCCCTCCCCTGTCGCCCACATGCAAGTAATCATAGATACCCTCCACAAAGTAGGGGATATGTGATGACTCATTGAACATATCAAAAATAGTTGATGCATATTTAGTTGCAACTGAATCAGAGTCTACATAGGCAACTGTTTCTGCATACTTTAAAGCATCAGCAACTACAAGTGGTCTTTGAATTAAAATTTTATAAATGTCTAGACTTGTACGGTCTATGTATTCTTTTTGATCTGGATTTATAGCATCGCAATCCCATCTGATAGTAAAGGTTGCATTCTTAATCTGCCTATCCGAGTTTAGCATATATACTAGCGTTGGAATGCTAGTATGGTAGTTTAATGATTCTACGCATGCTTCTATTGTTTCTGCGTATGATTCAGTTGCGTATAATACGTATGCTTGCTTCATAAACCAAATTTAATTAATATTGTATCAAAACACAATTTAAATGAATATAGAAATTAGTATCGGTGAAGCATTAGATAAGTTATCTATCTTAGGTATTAAAATGGAGAAGATAAAGGATGAAGCTAAGTTAGAGAATGTATCAAAAGAATACTATATGATTCTTGATTTAGTTGAAGAAGATATGCTACAAGATGATCTATATGATAAACTTAAGTTTGTTAATAGAAGACTATGGGAGATTGAGGATGAGATTAGAGTTTGCGAGAAACATGGAGACTTTAATTTAAATTTTATTAGACTAGCACGTGCTGTGTACCACAGAAACGACGAGCGTGCGGATATTAAAAAGCAGATTAATTTAAAATACAACTCAAACCTAATTGAAGAAAAACACTACCAAGCATATTAGTAAAAGAAAATTGTTAATTTTACACAATAAATAAATAAAATAAAAATGAAAAAATTAGAAGATCAAGAATTAGAGCGTTTAAATAATGCAGCAAAATCATTGCGTGAAGCTCGTGCAACTATTGCAGACATTGAAATATCATTGAATCGTTTAGAATCAAAAAAGAAATCAGTTCTTTTTAATGCAGAACAATCAGCTGAAGAGTTAAATAAAATCCAAGAAGAACTTCAAGAAAAATACGGTAACGTATTAATTGATACTCAGACAGGAGAGATAAAAGAAGATAACCATGATAATTCGTAAATTATCTGTTGGAGTTGACTATAAATCGTCAATGAATTATATTACCGGGCAGTCTGTACTGAACGGTAATTATGTTATTCACCTAATTAAGATAACGGATACTGGCTCCTATCAGATTTTTATTGAACAAAATAAAGAAGTTGTTCTATGGAAAGAGATAGGTAGCACAGTTCCTGTGTCTGTAGAGTACAACATAGAATTCTAATATAATGAAGTCTCCTTTTTATTTTGTCATCAAATCAAGAGATGGCAAACGATACGACAATGAGCGTAACGGAATTATCATTTCTACTTCTAAAGAGGACCACCTAACCACAATGCGTGAGGCTGTTGTCATCTCAACTCCTATTGGATATGAAGGTCCAATAGAGCCAGGCGACATGGTTCTTGTACATCATAACACGTTCCGTATTTACTATGATATGAGAGGACGTGAAAAATCGTCTTGGAATTATTTTAGAGATGATCTATTTTTTATCGATGATCCGTACGCATACAAGAAACCCAACGGAACATGGAAAGGAATTGGTAGATATGTATTCGTTAAACCCATGGAGAATGACCTATCAGGAATTACCACCATCGATGCAGAAAAGCCACTTACAGGTACTATTAGATACGGTAACGACGAAATACTAGAGAGAGGATTAAACGAAGGCGACGTGGTAGTTTTCGAGCCTCATTCGGAGTATGAGTTTCGTATTGACGGAGAGAAATTATATCGTATGTATACTAAAAATTTATTAATCAAATTGAATGAGCAAGATAACGGAATTAAAGAAACGAATAATTGATTCTGGTTACAAAGCCGTTGAAGAATTAATTAAAGTTGCAGAAGAAAGAATTGTCACGCATGCTGATGACGACCTTAGTGCAGACAAACTAAAGAATGCAGCACAAGCTAAAAAGCTCGCTATAATGGATGCATTTGAGATTCTTAAACGTGTAGAAGAAGAGAGTAATATTATTGATGGTGTGGTCAATAATCAAGTTAATACTAACCGTGGGTTTGCTGAGTCTAGAGCTAAGAACAAATGAGTCTATACAAAGTAGTTACCGATATTGTACCAGAAAAAATTCTTGATAAAAAAAATGCCAAGAACCAATGGGAGTATGGATGGGATCCAGAATACGACATCGTTATTATTTCTAAAGATGGCACATTAGGTGATATTTATGATATTCAAGGATTAAAAGTTGGATTACCTAAAGAGCCCAAAAAAGTAGATTATAAAGGCAATAAGTGGCAAGCTACTGAATTACCCAAAGAATTGTCTCGCATTAAAACAATTTTTGATTGGAATAGAAGAGATAACTCGTTTAAGAATCAATGGGTAGATTTTATTGAGCAAGAGTTTGATCGTCGTGAGCTAGGGTATTGGTTTATTAATAATGGCGTAAATACTTATCTTACTGGTCATCACTACATGTACTTGCAATGGACTAAGACCGACGTAGGTCATCCTGACTTCCGTGAGTCGAATAGAATATTCTTTCTGTTTTGGGAAGCATGTCGTGCAGATGCAAGATGCTTTGGTATGTGTTACTTAAAGAACCGTCGTTCTGGATTTTCGTTCATGGCCTCCTCGGTATCTGTTGATATTGCAACACTTGCAAAAGATGCACGTATTGGTATGGTCTCTAAGACTGGACCCGATGCTAAGAAAATGTTTACCGATAAGGTTGTTCCAATTGCTAACAACTACCCATTCTTCTTTCAGCCCGTGCGTGATGGTATGACCACACCAAAGACTGAGCTTGCGTTCCGTGTACCTGCTTCTAAGATTACACGAAAGAACATGGACCAAGAACAGGATGAGGAGATTGACGGATTGGATACATCTATTGACTGGAGAAACACATCTGACAACTCATACGATGGTGAGAAGCTTCGATTCTTAATTGAGGACGAGGCTGCTAAGTTAGAGAAGCCAATGAACATCGAGAATGGTTGGCGTATTCGTAAGACTTGCCTCCGCTTAGGAGCTAGGATTATTGGCAAGTGTATGATGGGATCAACATCAAACGCACTAGATAAAGGTGGAGAAAATTATAAAAGATTATATGAAGATTCTGATGTTAAGAAACGCAATAAGAACGGGCAGACTGTTTCGGGTCTGTATGCTTTATTTATACCGATGGAGTATAATTTTGAGGGATATATTGATGAGTACGGCCACGCTGTATTAACGACTCCTGAAAAACCAATTAAGTCAGCTGAAGGGACATGGATTACCCAAGGTGTTATTGAGTATTGGAATAACGAGGTTGCATCATTAAAATCAAACCCTGATGCACTCAATGAATTCTATCGCCAGTTTCCACGTACTGAGTCTCACGCTTTCCGTGATGAGACTAAGTCTTCTATTTATAACTTAACCAAAATATATCAGCAGATAGATTACAACGATGGCATGATAGCTGATCGTGTACTAACGAAAGGATTCTTTCACTGGAAAAATGGTGAGAAGGACACAGAGGTTATTTGGACACCCGACAAAAATGGTCGCTTTATCGTGTCCTGGATTCCAGATATTGCAATGCGTAATAACTATATAACTAAAAATGGAATTAGATATCCTCTCAATGAACACGTTGGTGCTTTTGGATGTGACCCTTATGATATTTCGGGTGCTACTTTTGGTGGGTCGAATGGTGCTCTTCATGGTCTCACTAAGTTTAATATGGCGAATGCTCCGTCAAATGCGTTCTTCTTAGAGTACGTTGCTCGTCCACAGACAGCAGAGATATTCTTCGAAGAAGTACTTATGGCTTGCGTATTCTATGGCATGCCTATACTTGCGGAGAATAACAAAGCACGTCTATTGTATCACTTTAAGAATAGAGGATACCGTGGGTTCTCAATGAATAGACCTGACAAACACAAAGCAAAATTATCATTTACCGAACTAGAAATTGGTGGGATACCGTCTTCAAGTGAAGACATGAAACAAGCACACGCAGCAGGTATCGGAACTTACATTGAGAAATATGTAGGATACGATTTAGAAGGTACATACCGAAATCCAGACGAGATAGGTAACATGCCATTCAACAGAACTCTTTTGGACTGGTCTAAATTTAACGTGAACGATAGAACGAAGTATGATGCTTCGATTAGTTCTGGTTTAGCGATTATGGCAAACCAAAAGCATATTTATATGCCCGAGAAAAAAGAGTCAAAAATAAGCATTAAATTTGCAAGATACGATAACAGCGGTTCAGCGAGTAGACTGAAAAAAATATGAACGACCCTTTAATAATGATTAATCCGACCAACTTTCCGACACAGTTGGCGACGGATGCAGAAAAAGCATCAAAAGAGTTTGGATTAAAAGTAGGACAAAGTATCATGTGGGAATGGTTTGCAAAGACAGGTAATAACTGTCGATACTATTCTCAATGGATTGATTTTCATCGCATTAGATTATATGCTCGTGGAGAACAACCTATAGCAAAATACAAAGATCAATTCCAAGTAAATGGTGATATGTCACATATTAACCTTGATTGGACTCCTGTTCCTATTATTCCTAAGTTTGTTGATATTGTTGTTAACGGAATGAGTGATAGGCTTTTTGAAGTAAAAGCTTATTCTCAAGATGCAATGTCTGCTGAAAAACGCAGTAAATTTCAAGATATGGTTGAAGCTGATATGGTTTCAAAAGAATATCTAATGAGCGTTAAAAAAGAAACAGGAATTGATGCATTTAATATTCCAGAAGAAGAGTTGCCTTCTAGCGATCAAGAGTTAAATCTTTATATGCAACTTAATTATAAGCCTTCGATTGAGATTGCAGAAGAAGAGGCTATTAACACAATTTTAGATTCAAATCATTACGGTGATGTTAGAAAGAGAGTTGACTATGATATTGCTACAATTGGGCTTGGAATGGTCAAGCATTCATTTGTTCCAGGTACAGGCGTAAGAGTAGAATATGTGGACCCTGCAAATATGGTATATAGTTACACGGAGTCACCAACTTTTGACGACTGTTTCTATTTTGGCGAAGTTAAGCAAGTACCTATTACTGAACTTATTAAGATCAAACCGGATATCACTAATGAAGAACTTGCGGAAATTCAGCAGCTTGGTACAGCTTGGTATAATTACTATGGCGTACTTCGTCCTTATCGCAGCGACTTGTTTAACAGAGATGTTGTTACTTTATTGTATTTCAATTATAAGACTGATAAAACGTATGTCTACAAAAAGAAATACACAGAAAACGGAGGAACAAGAGTAATTGAAAAAGATGAAAACTTCCAAGTTCCAGAAGGAATGGAAGAGCGTTTTCAACGTATTGAAAAGCGTATTGATGTTTGGTACGAAGGCGTTATGGTTATGGGATCAAGTTACCTATTGAAATGGGAACTTGCTAAGAATATGGTTCGCCCTAAATCTGCATCTCAGTATGCGTTGCCTCAGTACATTGCTGTAGCACCACGTATGTATAAAGGAGTTATCGAGTCATTGACTCGTCGTATGATTCCTTTTGCTGACTTGATTCAATTAACTCACTTAAAGCTACAACAAGTATTACAACGTGTTGTACCGGATGGTGTATACATTGATGCTGATGGTATTAATGAAGTTGATTTAGGAACAGGCGCAGCATACAATCCTGAGGATGCATTAAGATTGTATTTCCAAACGGGTAGTGTTATTGGACGTAGTTCAACTGTCGATGGTGAATTTAACAATGGTAAGATACCTATTCAAGAGCTTAACACTAATAGTGGACAGGCTAAGATTACAGCATTAATCAATGCTTATAATCATTATTTAAATAGTATTAGAGATGTTACCGGATTGAATGAAGCTAGAGATGCTTCTACTCCAGATCCTGATTCTTTAGTTGGAGTTCAGAAGCTTGCTGCATTAAATTCTAATACAGCTACACGTCATATATTAGAAGGAAGTAAATTTATTACACGCAGACTGGCTGAGGCTTTATCGTGTCGTATTGCTGACGTATTAGAATATTCAGATTTTAGAGATCAATTTGCTATGCAAATTGGAAAGCATGCTGTTGGTGTATTAGATGAAATCAAAGAATTATATTTATTTGATTTTGGCATATTTATTGAAATTGCTCCAGATGCAGAAGAAAAGGCTCAACTTGAGGCTAATATTCAAATGGCATTACAGCGTGACCAAATCACTTTAGAAGATGCTATTGATATACGTCAAATGAAGAACCTTAAGCTTGCAAATGAATTGCTTAAATTCAAGCGCAAAAAGAAGCAACAACAAGACATGGAACAAGAGCAAGCTAAAGTTGAAATGCAGACTCAAGGTAATATCCAATCATCTCAAGCATCTGCTCAATCTGCAATGCAAAAAGTTCAAGCTGAAGCTCAGATTCAATCTATGCTTATTCAAGCTCAAGAACAGTCTGACATTCGTAAGATGCAAGCTGAGGCTCAGATTAAAGCTGGTCTTATGGAAGTTGAATTTAACTTTAACATGCAACTTAAAGGTATGGAAGTTGAAAAGATTAAACAACTTGATATGGACAAGGAAGCAGCTAAAGATAATAGAACAAAACTACAAGCTACACAGCAATCTAAATTGATTGAGCAAAGGAAAAAAGACTTACCTTCTATCGACTTTGAGTCAGGAGAAGATTCTCTTGACGGGTTTGATTTAGAGGAGTTTAATCCAAGATAAAAATATTTACTACTTTTGTGCAACTAAAATTTAATTTAAATGGAAAATATTCAAGTAAAGTTGGTAGACTTTGAAGAAAAGTCTGTCCAAGAAGTAGAGCAAACTCTACTTAAAGTACACGAAGAAAAAACAGGTATTCCACAAATTGAGGAGCCTGTGACTTTAAAAATAGAAGTACCTGCTGAACCCGACACAGTAGGTGACTTTACTGGAGAAGAGCAATCGACTCCACCTGCGCCATCATTTGATGACGAAGACGTTCTTTCATATATTAGAAGCAAGTATAATAAAGAAGTCAATTCTATTGACG